TACAACTACCTAGAAGATAACTGGTCTATAGGCACACTGGATCGTGGGGCGTTTATCCATGCGCCAACCAAAGAGTTCCCGATTGCCGCGTCAAACAGTCTGACTAGCGACAATTATCTTTATATACATGAGTTTGGTCATACTGCTGACGGAGAGCCGCTAAATGCGTTTGTTGCGTCTGGCGGCATTGGCTTGGGTGATGGCGAGCAGTTTGCGGCGGTGAGAAGGGTTATACCTGACTTTACCTTCAGAGGTAACTCTGCGGCTGTTGATCTGTCTCTTGAGGTTAAGGGCAGGGACTTTCCGCTGGGCAGTGAGACACTGTTAGATACAGCGACAATAGCCAGTACTACAGGCCAGTTTCATCTCAGAGCCAGAACTCGGGAGATGATCATCAAAATATCCAGCAACGGAACGGATTATGGCTGGACTCTGATCTGCGATTTGATGTCAGAACGGATGGACGCCGCTAATGCCTAAGTACACAACACTGCCGGTAGCCAGCCCAGAATATGAGCGAGAAAATGAGCAGGTTGCCCGTCGATCAATAGAGCAGTCACTACAAGACATATCGGCAACTGTAGAAGGCAACACAAACAAGACAAACAAGGACTCGTCACTGGCTCTACGCCGGTTCCAGTTCTTGCTGATGGGTGCAAGCAATGGCTGATGTCATTAAGGTTCTTGGTCAGCTTGACCCGTCTGCCACGACAACAACCACGCTGTACACGGTTCCTAACCTGAACCAGACAACCGTTAGCTCTATCAATGTATGCAACCGCACCTCTGGCGCACTGACATTTAGATTAAGCGTCCATGTTGCGGGTGCTGGAGCAGACAACAAGCAGTTTATTTATTATGATAAGTCAGTCTCAGCTACAGACACATTTTCTGCTGTGTTAGGACTGACACTTAACCAGAGCGATGTGGTCAAGGTGTACGCAAGTGGCACTGGCCTTAGCTTCAATATGTTCGGTGTAGAGACAAGCTGATGAATAGATACCCAGCAAAACCAATGATGGACGAGATGGCGAAGTATGGTCGCTATGGCGACACGATGCTTGTCCACATGAACCCCGCTGAAGTGGCAGGGATAGCCTCTTTGGTTCCCGGTGGCAGACTCACCACAAACCCCGTTACAGGCCAGCCAGAGGCGTTCCTACCGCTCCTGCTGGGTTTTGCGGCAAAGGGCTTAGGTCTTAGTGCATTAGGCACAGGCGCTCTTGTAGGCGCAGGAACGGCGGCTGTAACAGGCGATCTCAAGCGTGGCATTCTCTCTGGTTTAACAGCAGGCTTTGGTGCTGGTATTGCGGATGCGGCGGCTGGTGTTGGTGAGGCGGCTCAAGGAATAGCGAATGTTGACCCCAACTTAATATCAGATGGTGCCGTTGCGCTTGATGCCGCTGGTGATGTAGCCCAAAGCGTAACCCAAGTTGACCCTAACTTAATATCAGAAGGGGCTGTGAACATTGCCGATGCCACGGCAAATGTAGCGCAAGACCCCGGAATGTTAGATTCAATACGATCTAGCGTCCCTGACGCCTTTAAGTCAGGCACTGGCGTTGGCGAAGGTATAAGTCAGAACCTTGGTTTTAGCGGAAACATAGCCGGTGCTGGCATTGCGGCAGGCACTATGGAGCAGGACAGGCTTCAAGAGCAGTTTGCCAGACAGGAAATGGCTCGCTTAGGAGAAGCAGAAGCAGATCGCAAAGAAGCATACGACGATCTCCAACGTGGTTACATGGCGGCACAGCCCGGAATACCCACTGGCTTGTCAGGAGCAAGGTCAGAGATGAGCCGCCGTACCCCTCCACCTATGTATATGGCTGGTGGCGGTCAAGTGCGCGGCATGGAGGAGGGTGGTAAGACGTATCCGGGCGGTCAGGACGAGAACCCTTATGCAAGGCAGTACGCGAGTCTTGGAGCGGCGAGAGATATTGCTCGCTTTATGGGTGGCCCCAGAGGGTATATGGGCGTTGATCCTGTTACCGTACAGCAAAGACTGCGTGGCCCAGACGTAATAGCCCCACCACGCGACTATATGCCGGGTTTTGAGCCGGAGTTTGACTACTTCCAAAACCTAGCTCGCGACCCAGATGGCAACATAGTTGGCACCCCTGACGTTCCTGACAGAAGCTATAGGCCGATGAGACAAGGCGTCATATCTCGTAGTCAATACTTTGATCCAGTGCTACAGGCACCACAGTCCGGCGCCCAGATGAATGAGTTTCGTCGAACGCTGGAAAAGCTCGACCCCGGCCCTCTTGATGAGGCAACAGTGATGGGGCTGGCCTCTGAGGGGTCTGTGCTGTCTCCAATGCAACAAAACATGTTCCAGCAGTATGCGCCTTTAGCGCCGTTTAATACCGCTCAAAGAGGCCGCATATCGGAGTTGATGGATCGCGGTATGTCTATGAGTCAGGCTATAGACAATCAGCAATCGTCGAGAGTAAAAGGTTACGACCTAGACGGCGATGGCGTTGTAACAAATGCGGAGTTTGCTCAGGCCACGGCAGAGCCAGAAACACCGGATATGTCAGGCATTGATACGGAGGGAATGACGGAAGAGCAAATAGCTCTAATTCAGCAGTATCTAGATATGTACGATCCAGATACAGCTAACTTTCTGACGGGAATGATGACAGGCGGTTTTGGCGGTATTTTTAATTACATGAACAAAGGTGGCGAGGCGGAAGGCAAAAAAATGCCAGAGGTTGGCCCTGCACCCACAGGCGGCGACATACCTATTCGCACCTCTATGATGGAGGGGACTGTCCCTGATGGTGGGATAGCTCGGGTTCCCACTGAGTTTACCCAACAGGCGATGCCCAGTGAGCAAGAGATGTCTATGCTGGCTATGGCTGTTTTAGGACAGACAGAAAACCCCGACCCGATCATAAATATGTTCGTCGATAAGTATGGTCCTGATATGTTTCGTCAGGTTAGACAAATGATTCTTGAGTCTGTCGTGCCAAATGCCCAGACGGAGGGCATGGTTCGTGGAAATGGTAGTGGGATGGATGACAAGGTGCAGGGTATGATAGGTAAAGATCAACCTGTTGCCGTTTCTCCCGGCGAATATATCGTTGCCGCTGATGTGGTGTCCGGTCTAGGCGAGGGTAGCTCTGATGCTGGAGCCAAAGAGCTAGACAGAATGATGGACAAGGTTCGCATGGAGCGCAACGGCACAACGCAACAGGCTCCCAGAATTGATGAAAGGAAAGTGATGCCTGCATGAACATTAGTCTAGTTCCGTTGGAACACGCCCACACGGCTTGGAATGATGTACGTCATTATCTTGAACCCGCCGTCGAGAGGTGCAACGGGCGCTGGACGATGGAGCATCTGTGTGCCGCAGTGGTCATGGGTAGCACACAGCTTTGGATAGCCTTTGATGACGATCAAAAGATTTGGGGCTGTCTTACTACAGAAATAACGCAATATCCTGCCAAGAGAGTGCTGTCCATGCACTTTCTTGGCGGCGAAGATTTTGATTCTTGGTACAACCTACTGCTTGAGCAAATCACCCGATATGGCCTAGACATGGGCTGTGACGGGATTGAAGGCGTGGCGAGGTTTGGTTTTTGGAAATATCTACAGGCTGACGGCTTTGAAAAGTCGGCGGCATTCTATGAGAAGGGTATGAAAAATGGGTAAAGGTGGCGGCAGTTCTGCTCCAACAGAGACTACACAGATAGTTTCAAATTTACCGGAATACGCAGAACCATATTACAAAGACCTGTTGGCCCGTGTTGGCTATGAGTCTGCGGAAGAATATACCCCGTACCCTGCGGCGCGTATGGCGTACTTCACTCCTGCCGAACAGGAGGCTATGTCGCGCTTTACGGAGATGGGCGTGTCTGGTACGCCCCCAGAGCTTGATGTAGCCGGTAACATTGCTGGTACTGTCGGTATGGGCAGTCCTTATGCCGGAACCATGCTGGAGGTGACCCGTCGAGCGCAGGAAATGCCGTCGATGGCTGACCCCTACGCGATGGCGTCCTACATGAACCCTTACCAGCAACTTGTTCTGGATAACCAGATGCGGGAAGCTCGCCGTCAGTCCGACATTATGGGCCGTGACTTTGGCTTGCAGGCGGCTGGTCAGGGCAGTTTGGGCGGATACCGCGAAGGCATCATGCAGGCAGAGCGTCAGCGCAACCTAGAGCGCCAGCTTGGTGATTTGTATGGCGCAGGTATGCAACAGGCGTTTGGTCAGGCACAGCAGGCTCTCGCTCAAGATAGGGCATACGCACAGCAGGCCGCTCAGTTGGGTCAGGCCGCATACGGTAACTTGCTATCTGGCGATGCACAGCGCCTACAGGCGGCTGGAATGCTGGGTGACTATGCTGATCAGCGTCAGAGAATGGAAATCGAAAGACTCCGCAATATGCAGGCCGCAGGAGAGGCAGAGCGCAGGCTACGTCAGGCAGGCATGGATATTGGCTATCAGGACTTCCTGAGACAAAGAGCTTTCCCGCAGGAGCAGTTAGGGTTCTACAGCCAGATGTTGCAGGGAACTCCCATCGCGCCCGGACAGACGCAGACATCATTTGGTATGCAACCGTCCACCATGCAACAGTTGCTGGGAACGGGGATTGCGGCGGCTGGTTTGTACAACGCATTTAGAGGGACGCCGGGGCCATGAACATTCTTGAGCAAGAAGACATTATTAAAGGGCTACCCGATCAGGCGTTGATGCAGGAAGCCCAGATGCCCAGCGGTCAGGTGCCGCAGTATCTGGTTGTATCTGAGATACAGCGCAGATCAGATATGCGTAAGCGGTACAAGTCAGAGCAGGAACAGATGCCTAAAGGCACCGTTAAAGACAAGGTGGTGCAAGAAGGCATTATGGCGTCTATGCCTCCGCAGATGGCTATGGCTCCGCAGATGGCCCAGAGAATGCCCAATATGCCTCCTCCTCAAATGCCTCCGCAGGGCATAGAGCAGGCTATGCCGCCTCAGATGATGGCTGAGGGTGGGATTGTAGAGATGTCTCCCGGCGGAAGTATGCCCGGAGCAGGCGCACTCTATGGTGTGCAAAAGGAGTACGTTGACCCGCTGATCGAAAGAGCCAAGGTTTTGGCAGAGATGGGCGTTGCTTCTTTTGAGGATGCCCTTGCACAGCTAAGGCGCGAAGCCCAGATAAACAACCCCGACTACTCAATGGTTGGCAGGGGTGATCTCTTTCCAAACATGAGCGAGCTAAGGCAAGGATTGAGCGATCTTGGCGGTCAGTTTCAAGATGCTGGTCAGCGAGGTGCTGACGCGATGCGTGGTGCGTTTGACGCCATTCCAAAGTATTCAACAGGTGATCCGTTGCAGGGTGCGAAGGACTTTGCCGGAAACTTTGCTTTTGACTCAGCGATGAATATGCCGAACTACCAACTGCTGGGCCGAAATGATCTTTCTTTGCCGTCTATACCAGAGTTATCGACAGCACCCCAAAGAGGCGCAGGTGGCAGACCGTTTGATGCGGGTGGTTTTAGCGATGTTATGCCTGATTTAGGTATGCCGACAAGAGAACAGAGAATAGCCGCAGACAGGGCTAGGGTAGAAAACATCAGAAGCGGTCTTAGTGACTCAGTAACATCTCAAGATGTTGACGATGCGGTAGCTGGGATGGTCACAGAAAGAGCGCCTCGCAGTGGTGGTTTTGGCGGCATCGTTGACGCTTTGGGTAATATGTTTGATTTTGGCTTATCTGAGCGATATGCAGAAAGATACCCAGAGCGTGTAGCGGCTAATCAAAAAACAAAAAGCAACATTGCCAGCTTTTTCGACAGAAGCCCCCAGATGGAGCGTTACGAAACCATGCTGGACTTGAGGCAAAATCCCGGAATGTTGGATTATGAAACCAACATTGAGTCCAAGCTAATGTCTGACTATGACGCGATTGTTAGTGGTGATTATCCTGCTGGGTCGTCAGGAACGCTTGCTGACACATTTGGGATATCAAGGGGCGATGCCAGCGTCCAAGGTGAAAGTGATGTGCAAACTCAAAGCACGGGAATAAGCGCAAATCTTTTGGCGAACCCAACCCAAGAAATGCTTTCTCGGCTGGATGCACCCAGTTTAAGCCCTGTTGAGTTTGACAAAGACTTGGGTCTTGCAAAAGGAAAGCCTGACGCGGAAACCGCTCTGGTTGGCGCTGTCGCAAGCCAGCCCGGAAACGACAAAAGCAATCCTGCAAACAACCCCGCTCTTGACTTCGCAGACCTGATTGCAGACTCAAGACGACAGGCTATGTCTAACGCGCTAATACAGCTTGGCGCTGGTATTGCAGGCGGTGATGTCTCCAAAGGCATAGCCGCCGCTGGGCAGGCCGCAACAGCAGGCACTCAGGATGCTAGAGACTTGGATATGAAGCGCAGGCTTGCGGAGTATGAGGCGGGTAGAGAAGACCTCCGCAGGGAAGAAGAAGCAAGGCGCTTTGACAGACGGATAGGTCTTGAGGAAAGAAAGCAGAATGTACTTGAAAGTCAGTTTGGGCAGAAGTTTGCGGAAGAGACTAGGCAGTTTAATGAAAGGCTGAAGCAAGATTATAACGAGCAAGACGCTTTAGACTTTAGGGCAAGGCTAAATTCAATACCTGACATGATAGACACGATAGATACTGAGTTAATGCGGCTAGATGGGCTGGGTGTAGAAGAAACCGATCCTAGACTTGTTCAGTTGGTCAGCGATAGAAATGCTCTGTATAACGCATACACAGAGTTGAGCAAGCAACCCCGTGGAAGAAACAGATTTGAGGGTTACTCTGTTGAGAGTACATCACCTTGATAAAAGGGGTTTAGGCAATGCCTGTATCAGATGTTCGTGTTCCAGATGGAAGAATACTAAGAATCAATCACCCAGAGGGCGCATCAGAACGAGAAATTTTTGAGTTTGCAGAATACAACTACCTGCAATCACAGTCCGATCAGAATCAAGAGCCAGATGAAGAGGTCAGCATAACTGAGCCTGTATCAGAGGAAGAGGAGGAAGAAGAGACTGGTCTTTTCGATGACATAACAGAGTTCGGGCAAAGAACAGTTGGCTCTGCCGCTACTCTTTTGGGTCAAGCCCCCGCTGGTCTACAGTCTCTTTTCAGGGATGGCTTTGAAGAGGACGAGGAGCTTGTAGAGCGCAATCGGGCCATCGCAGAAAGCGTCAGAACCGGACTTGGCTATGACGAAGAATACGACGATTCCACGCTTGGACTAGCCGCAGACGTAACGGGTTCTGTGCTTGGTTTTGGTGGTGCGGCAGTTACTGGTGCGGCAATAGGTAGCGTTGTCCCCGGTGTAGGCACACTGGTTGGCGGCATTTTAGGTTTAGGAACAAGTATTTTGCTGGGTGCTGGCTCTAATATAGCGTCAGGCATGGAGGAGACTGCACGGCAGATTGAAAGCGGCAGGATTGTAAACGATGAGGACTACGAAGCCGCATCGAAAAGACTTGCGGCGATAGGCGCCTCAGAGGGACTGCCGTTTATTGGCCCAGCGTTTAGGGTTATGCGTCGAATCAGCGGAGCGGCGGCTAAAAACCCCAAAGCGATAGAGAAGCTGGGCGACTACTTAAAAAGTGCGGCACTGCAAGGCGGAGAGGAGGCGGTACAGGAGGTTCTTGCTGGGATCGCCACGGACGCCGTTCTCAAAGAATACATCAATCCTGATATAGAGATTGGCGACTCTTTTGCGGTGGATTTTGTAGCCGGTGGTACGGCTGGCGCATTGTTTGATGTCGCTATTAATCTAGCCACACGCAGAAGACGAGGTATATCTGGCACGGAAGAAGACCCCGTACAGCCTTTGCGGGAAGAGCGCATAGCAGAAGAAACCATCCTACGTCAAAATATAGAAGACGCAGAGGCGGCGAGAAGAGAAAGAGCTTCGCAATTAGCCTCAGTCGGCCCAGTCCCCACGCAAGACCCAATTATTCTCCCAGAACTTCTTGATATTAACGGCATCATTGTAGAGCCGACCAAAGAAGAAATGATGGCTATGGAGAAGGATCGCGCAGGCGAAGACCTTAGCCGTGAAGAACGCGCTCTGATCAGAGGATACAACCAGCGGGTGCCTACCGCAGACTCTTACAAAAGCATGGCGAGAACCGTTGTCCAGCAAATGGGAGACAGCTTCCCTGTTGAGCCAGAGTTTTACATAGAAGACGATATAGATGGTCAGCCCGGAATGGTTGCCATCAGGGACAGCAAGGGCAACACCTATGGGCGTCCCGTCTCAGAAGGAATGAGGCTGAAGCTACAGCCAGCCGTTGCGGCCCTCAATGGGCAGACTGTCGAAGAAAACATATTCCAGAGTAACCGAGCAGTAATAGCTGACTCCAAAGAAAACTACTCACCAGAGCAAATCAGCACCCTACAGAGAGTGGGCCGTATAGCACTTGGCCCAGAGTCTCTGTCATACACCTCAGAAGCCGCAGATTATGCCGGTGGCACTACCGTCGAAAAAGGTTTCAACCCACAGCTTTCCGCAGAGAAAGTTATCGAAGCCAACATTCCCCGCAAAAAGCAAACCGTCTCCCAGCGCATTAACGTGCGGCGAATCAAGGAAGGAAAAGTCCCTAGCAATAGATTTGCCATCAGCGAGATTCGCAGAGAGATAGGCAAGGATGTTGGCAGGCTTGCAGAGTATGAGGCGGGAGCGTTCCGTGTTGACACCTATGCGGCACTTCCTAGTCAGGTAAACGGTAAGTTTGCTGTACAGCCTATGAGCCTGAGTGTTGATGGCAGGCTTGAGCCTTCAGGCGATCTGATATTTGACAGGCCGAGCACAGCCGCAGAAAGACAGGCCGCTAGAGAGGCGGGTAAGCCTGCTCGCAAGCGGGTTCAGTTTGCCTCTGCCGCAGAAGCGTTTGAGTTTGCAAGGGATGCCAACAGTCGCAAGGGCGGCAGTTATATTCCCAGCAAAGAGCTGATGGGTGACCCAGAGTTTGGCGTCGATAAGATACAAGAGATACTGGACAGAAAGAACATCTCGTCTCCCCTCAACTCGCCAGAAGTAAAAAATTTGGCGGCAAGGTTTACTGGCAGAAAGCTGAGAAGAGATCAGTCGATTAGTGATCTCACGGCCTCAGAGCGCCAGTTGTTCTATCAAAAGCTAAGACAGCTACCACGATTTAGCTCCCCCACCAACATCCCCCTCTTCAAGCTACGCCCCAAGAAAGAGCCAGCTCCCGTTGCAGAGGAGCAGGTGGAGGGCGAGGCTCTTGCGCTCCCATCCCCTACCACGCCAAAGGGTATGGACGCGGCAACGAAAGGGATGCTCCAGAGAGCGATGGAGAAGAGGCTAAAACAGCTTGGTCTTACTGAGGTAACGCCTGTTGTCACCAACCTGATAAATAATGTCGAAAGAGATGTGGACGGTAATGTCTATTTCAAGGGTCTTGCGGACGCCGAAAGAAACTTAGATGTTCAGCCTCAAGGCGGATATTCGATAGATGGGGCTAAAGTGGTTCAGGTTGCAGTTGATGCGATCATGGCTCAGTCGCCAAAGGCCGATAACATAGAGGCGGCGGTTGTTGATGTTCTAAATCATGAGGTTGTACACGCACTCAGAGAGATTGACCTCATCACCCAGTCAGAGCTTCAGCTTCTTGAGCGGCTGTCTACAAGATACAAAAAGGTTGACACAGATCAGACGTACCTTGAGTGGGCAACGCAGACCTATACAGACCCAAACAATCCAGAAAAAAGCCTTAACCGTGTCGCTGTTTCAGAAGAGGCTATTGCTGAGATGATTAGAGATGCGGTGACAGGCCGCATCATAATTGACAATAAACCTGCAAAGCTGGCAGGCAAGCCCAGATCAATCATCAACAAGATCGTTAAGTTCTTCAAGGGTCTTGTCGGCACGGCGACAGAGGTTGATCCAGACTACACCTCATTTACCCAGTTCATGAATGACCTTGAGGCAGGGCGCATAGGAGAAAGGGAGCGGGGTGTTGTTAGGACACTGTACCGTCTCGAAAGAGGCACAGGCCGGTTTATTGACAGAAGGGGAGTAGTTGACGGCATTCAAGTTCGCACTGACGAGGGTGATGCGCTCTATTCAGCAACTGTTGATACGCCGACAGGCAGAACTGTTATCGAGACAGATGACCCAGAGTTCACGGAAAGGTCTGCTAGAACACTTGCAGAGCAGGGCGGGGGTAGATCATCTCCTGTCAAGGTTGACACATTGATGCAGGACGCGGGGATAGATAGCCTGATGTTTAGTCTTGTAGACAGACGCAATCTAAACTTTAAAGACGTAACAACTCGCATCCCAGAACTGACAGAGGCGGCACAGCGAATAAGCGCAACCCTTGAGGAGATCAAGGGACTGCCGCTGGAAGAAAGGCAACAGCGTATGCTGGAGCTGAAGCGTGAATACAACGATCTGATTGACGAATACAAGCCAGTTTTGCCGTTTGAGTTCGTGCCTGTTCCAGAGACAGAAGCGGCGATGAGCAATGCTTTGGCATCAGATCAAAAAGACAGGATAAACCTGCCTATTGAGGAAGGGACGGCGGTTGAGCTAAGGCTAGATATTCCCGCTTACGCAGGCTACGGGACATGGGTTCCGACTTTGCATATAAGGACAAACAAGCTGTCCAAGAAGGACAAAAGTAGACACAAAAAACATTTGATCAATGAAAAAACTGGACGAGACAAGTCAGAGCTTACATCTTATAGGCCGTTTGCCAGCGTGACAGACGTTACGTTCCCCACTTTTGTGACCCCCGCGCTCAAAGTCGCAGATGCCTCAAAGAACAAATCAACATTCGCCAGAGTCTCTGGCAAACTAATCGAAAGGAGCGAAGCAGAAACAATGGCGTTGGCAGAGGAGGCCGTTGCCTCTTCTCTCAGAAAAGACGGCGAATGGACGCAGGTGGGCATGGACCCGGAGCGTCACGGATATTTTTACGACAGGTCTAATCACCGAATGATGGTGACTAAGGCTGATGAGGTCATACAAGTTGGCCCTCTGGTATTGGCAAAGAATGCAGAGATGGTGGATGCACAGCAGGTATTGTCGGAGGAGGTCGCTGGTGCTGTAGGCGCAAAGAAGGACAATGTTATTGCCTTCGCCAGAAAAGCCGCAGATAGGAATGTAATTTCTTCAAGCCAGAATCAGTTGGACGGCGTCATTGAATATGCCGTTGACAATCAGCCTGACGATATTGGCATGGCAACGCTTAGAGCTGGCCCAATGGCGAACTCAATCAACTCTGGCTTTGCCGATCAAAGCGGAGCATACCCCTCCTTTACGACACCACCGCCTAAGTCCTTCCTAAAGCGTATTGTCTTTGAGGTTCAAGACAAGCTGACCGATCTCAAGGCGATAGAAGACTCCATCAATGCGGCCCGTGAGGCGGCAGGTTTGCCTCGCCTGAGATCATCAGAGAGTGCATACATTGGCGAAGAAACGCTGGCAGGGAAGATAGGGGCATTTGACAGGAGCTTTACCGAAAACGAGCTAAAGCCTCTGCTGAAAGAGATGAACGACAATGATGTCACCCTTGATCAGATGGACGAGTTTCTTGTATTGCGCCATGCCATAGAAAGAAATGCGAGAGTCAGAAAGATAAATCCGTCGATGCCAGATGCTGGGTCGGGCAAATGGAACAAGATCGAGCTGACAGATGCTTACGTCAAAAGAAAGATGCTTGCCGATTACGGCATGACATGGAATGACGCCAAGGGCGAGTGGGTTGGCGGCAACGACAGAAGCAAGGTTATGTCTGCCTTGGCGGGTAAGATAGATAAGATGAACAGCACCACGCTGGCTATTAGCCAAAAGGGTGGTCTGATCACAGAGCAAGAAAGGGCATTCTTAGACGGATACTTCAAGTATTACACCCCACTGAGAGGCATATCTCAGGAAGAAGACATTGCCGCAGAGAGCGATGCGAGAACGGCTGGCTCTGGTGGTAGCTTGAGCGTGGTTGGTAAAGAAGTGAAGCGCACGATGGGCCGTGAGACAGAGGCAATATCGCCCTTTGCAACCATTGTCTCTGAGCGTGGCACTCAAGCGGCTAGAGCTGTAAAGAACACATCATTTGGTAAGCGACTGATTGACCTGATCCAGCAGAACCCGAATGACGAGGTGTGGGAGCTGATCAGTCCAGACAATCCGCGCTACAAGCGAGCATTCGATACTTCATACACCTACGTTGGACCTGACGCGAGCAGGTATGGCGAAAGAAAAACTGACATATCAGGCGAGGCGGACAAAAAGAACTGGGTGAAGAAGGTGCGGGTCATACAAGACCCCGTAATTAATCCTACAGGCCAAGAGCTTCTTGGTGTGAAGGTTGATGGCGAGCAGTATTTCGTTGAGTTCAAGAACCCAGACTTGCGTAAAGCCGTCTTAAACCTAGACGCACAAAGCGTTGGGTTTTTGGTTGAGAAGCTCAACGGCATTACGCGATTCATGTCTTACGTCAATACAAGTCTCAACCCTGAGTTTGTTATGGGTAACTTCCCAAGGGATGTGCAGACTGCCATCTATAACATTATTGGCGAGCAGTCGATGGTCGGAGGCAAGGCAGTCAATGCAAAAGGTATCGTCGGCAAGGTTCTAAAGAGGACAATCCCGTCTATCGGAGTCTTCTACAAGGGATTTAGAAACCCTGACAGCTTGTCTGCTGAAGATGCTAGAGACTTTAACGAGTTCATAAAGACCGGCGCAAAGACAGACTGGTTCCACTCAAAAGACCCAGAGCAACAGAAGAAAAACATTGAGTCCATGATAGAGATGGCAAGCGGAACCTTTAAGGGCAACGCGAAGAAGGGGTTTAGGTCAACCCTAGACTTTATCGACGACTACAACTCAGCAGTGGAGAATGGCGTCAGGCTTGCAACTTTTGTTGCGGCAAGGGATGCCATGATCGAAAAGGGCATACCCAGAAACGAAGCTATCCAAGAGGCCGCAACTCTCGCCAAAAACCTGACTGTAAACTTCAACCGCAAGGGCAACTCAGGCCAGCTATTGAACGGCCTGTACCTGTTCTTCAACGCATCTGTGCAAGGCACCGTCAACACAATGCGCGGTCTAAATGTATTCAGCAAAAACTCATCAAGAACAAAGCAGGGAATTGTGGGCGGAATCATGGCCTTTGGCGCTCTTACAACGTCAATAGCTCAGTCAATTTTGGGTGATGATGAGTACGAAAAAATACCGACATACGTCAGAGACAGGAACATCATTATTCCAGCGGCCCTGTGGGGCGGCGATCCCAAAGAATACGTCACGATACCATTACCGTATGGCTACAACGTCTTCCACAATCTGGGTGAGAATGCGTATCTTGTTTCCTCTGGCAACCTTTCTCCAGAAGATGCGGCGGTAAGATCAACCAATGTTTTCTTGGGGTCTTTTAACCCGCTAGGCACATCCTCTAGCGAAACCTACCTCGGGTCTGTGGCAAAAACCGCTACACCGCAAGTTGTAAAGCCAGTGCTGGAGCTGGTGATGAACGAAAACTATTTTGGCTCGCCCATTTATCCGCCAGACAGCCCGTTCGGTGGGGCGCAAGAGCCTTTGTCGCGCAGAGCGTTTAGTAATACACCTCAGATATGGCAAAACATTACTGAGGTTGTGAGCGAATTTACAGGTGGTAATGAATCGGAGCCGGGGCTTCTGGAGGTTCCTCCATCCGCCATCAGCTATCTGCTTGGGTTTGGACTTGGTGGTGCTGGCACGTTTGCGGAAAGAACATTCTTCAAGCTACCGGAGGCCATTGCTGATCCGGCAAAAGACGTTGAGCTGAAGGACATTCCGTTCGTCAGAAGGATTTATGGCGAAATAACAGAAGGCGCAAATACTGAGAAGTACTACGAGCGCAGGCAAACCCTACAGCAGAAAGACCGACAAGCTAACGATGTGCTTACTGGCTCAGAGAGGGCCAAGTATAGGCGCGAAAACAACGAATATATCAGGATGTTGCCAGTCCTAAAGGCGACTGAAAAGCGGCTTAGGGCGCTGAGGAAAGCGCAGAAGCAAATACGGGCGCAGATGGAGAACGCAACCCCCAGCAGAGCAATAGAGCTGGCTGAGAGAGAGCAGTTAATACAGAAACGCATTGATGACACGATGAACAGGTTTAATTCCAGATACAGTGACATAGTGGGTAAAGCAAAATGAAGATGGACTGGCTGTACCACGCTACCTGTGAGCGTGTGGTAGACGGAGATAGCATAATCCTCACGATAGACGCCGGATTTGACGTTCTGCTGAAGAGCCAGTCGGTGCGACTGTATGGCATAGACACGGCAGAGACTCGCGGAGGAACCCCAGAATTGAAGGCTCTTGGCCTTCTCGCCAAAGATTATGTGACGCAGATGGTGCCAGAGGGTTCTGAGCTGTTGATCAGGACGCACATGGATCGTAAGGGCAAGTTCGGCAGAATACTTGGCGAGCTGTATATGCCAGAGGTGCCTGACGTTGAGGGCTTTCAGGACAGAAGCCTAAACACCATCCTGCTAGACGAGATGCTGGCTGTGCAGTATTACGGTCAGTCCAAGGAAGACATCATCAATCAGCACCTGATCAATGTTCAGCATCACAAGGCTGAAGGCAGAATCTAGTGGAGGAGTGCGCGGCTAACCAAGTCGAGTCTGCGCTTGAAGGCATCTGGGAGATACTGGCCCTGCACCCGTGGGACTTGATTTATCTATCCATCCCCATGAGCATTATCGCCTTCTACTTCTTGTCGATCTATGCGGTCTTCAAGCATATACAAAATAAATACTCAGCGCCGCCACAAAGATGAGTGGGGGGACGTACTCCGGCAAGTTTTTCATGCAAATCGTCTCTCAATAAGATGACGCCACAGCCATTCTATTGGCCTGATGTCATTAGCCTCCATCACTAACCTGTTCCCGTAACCAAAGTCATGCACTCTAGCTTGAGAGAGAAACGACTTCCTGCCGATACCACCCCATATTCTCATCGCCAAGGGGTCATCCGTCTTGCTGACCAGTACGGCGCAGTCAGCCTTAAACTTCTCCTGATTGTCGAATATCAACGGCCCACCGTCACGATTGGTGAACTTAACGTCGATTGATATGTCATCAAACCAGAGATCAATGCCACCATCTGTCAAAACATTGACTGTCGGCGGATTGACACCCAACACCCTAGCAACAGCAAACTCCGCTTTGAATCCATAGATATTTGCCTCAACGCGAGACTGCTGTTCATTCTCCAGTCGCGGGGGAAAGCCCTGCATCTCGCACAGCTTCACGGTGTCTGCGCCCATTAACTCTGAGGCGTGAGCGTCTTGCTTACTCAGCCTGACTAGCATCGTGTAGCGCCTTTCTGGCGTCTTCTAGCGACTCAATCGCCCCAGCAAGGTTCTCCACAGCTTCAAGGTTTTCCTCGACCAGCTCTTCTATTTTGGTCAGCCTTCCCTGAATAATTGCCAAAAACTTTTCCGCAGTAGCGAGGCCGTCTGCATAGGCGTCCCCCTCTAGCTCTAGTGTAAATTTGCCTGTCATTCTTCAATCCTTTTGCTGAATAGGTATTTCTGGGATCGCGGAACCCACTCTCCCTCCAGCTCTGAGTATTTGATGCCCCTGCCTTTCCGTATAGAACCGTCTGGAAATAAGAAATCTGTTTTCTTCGCAGTCAGGCCGTGAGCACGGAAGTTAGACGCTTTGTATATGCCTCCATCATGGCCTTGAGCCGTGTCTGCGTAGCTAATCAACAGCTTCAATGGGTAGATTTTTTTTAACAATCTTGTCGTGATGGCGATCATTCTTGAGGGCGTGTTTTTGGGGCAACGTGGGTCACACACCAATCTTGTTATTTCTAGCACCCCGTGTTGATTGTGTTTGTCGTATAGCCCGTTTATGGAGTGAGCGTTAGGTATCCCGTAAGTAATCGCGCAGATAACCTCGCCATGCCAAAGACCCCCATAGGTGTACTGATGTAAAAAGCCCTTGTCCCCAAGGTAGTGGTGCTTCCTGTAAAGGCTTGCCGCCACCCCCTTATCAATCTCCACAAATTTAATTTGGAGCGGCGAGGTGGGACTTGCACCCCCTTCCTTTGTTGGAAACAAAGGTAGCTCTAATGCTTCGCCGCAAATCACGCTGTCTCTTCCATAGCAGGGGGTGGTACGTCATAACCCATCTGTGCCGCCACTCTGCACAATGTCTCAATCAGCTCTGAGTAGTCACCACGGGTAGCATCGTTGCTACGCTTCACCGGACGACGAACTACTCCAAACTTGCTGTCGATCTCCTCTGACCCATAGCATTGGCAGAGAAGCTCGTTGTGCATTTCGTCAGGGGTCAAGCCGCAGAATTTTGCGAATCCGTTGCACCACTTTCTGTAGTAGTTTTCTTGCGGTCTGGAGCGGTGAGTCCGCAGAGGTTTCACCTCCAGTGTCACCCCGTGCTTCGACTGTAAATTCACCTCCAGTATCTGAGGTGCCACTTGCGGAAACTCCTGACACAGTGACTGTAACACTCTCATCCGCCTCACTGCTTCGCTCTTTGGTAGGTGTATCTCCATCACTCATCCTTCATTCCTTCTATTGTGATGACGCCCTGATCAATCCGGCGCATCAAGGTTTTGACTATGTTGAACAGGAACTGCTCTGACTTGTCGATCTTCTTCTCAAAGGTTGCGCCACCGCCGCCCACATCGAACTGGTAGTGGCACTTGTGGCACAGGTCAGCGATCAACAAGTCGTGTGGTTTGTGACCTGTACCCTTACCAAGTGCGTGTGCGCGTAGGCCGGTATAGTGGGCCGCAACCACGGTGCCATCTCTGACACCGCAGTTGACGCATGACTGATCTTTCGCCGCATCCAGCAGTTTTTTCGACCTGATCAAAACGGAATATCGTCTTCTTCCAGCTCAATGGGCTGGGGCTTTGGCGGGGGCGGAGGAGCCGCCTGCGCCTCTGCATCCCAGAACACTTCAGCCGTGACGTACTGGTATTCCTGCCCAGTGTCCTTTGCCTTGCGGTTCCATGAGGCGATTTGAATCTTAGGCTCCTTACCCTCCTTGGCCTGCGCGATCAGCCCTTTCATCTGCTCAGAGCTGATCTTGACGTTTCCCTTCATGTCGGGGTGGGTTGGCTTGGCCTTGTCTTTGTTGGGCCATAGACCGCCATCGGTCTTGTGGTACTTACTCATCGCTAGACTCCTTGTTCTTGAGGGATGTTCTGAGAGCGCCGAAATGCGCCTTCAGTTGCGTGAAATGCTCGGGATACTCATCATCCAGCAAGTCGATAACCTTCTTGTTATCGCTCCAGAAACTGATCAGCTCCTTTTCGGTGCCAGTGGCGAATGTGTCAGCCGTCTGGCAGATGAAGTCCACCACCTTTGAAGCCTCCTCGGCATCACCAATAGTGTCGGGTATGCCGCCTATGGGTGTGACGTTGTCAGCCTTTTTGGGCGGTGCTTTCTTTGCGGTTGACTTCTTGGGTGCAGGCTTCTCCTCTACCGCAGGCTCTGCTTGGGTGGGCAAGTCCTCGCCAGCATAAATGTAGTGTCCCAGTCCATACATCGCCAGACATTTCGTCAAACAGCGCATACGGGTGTCAGATACTGCTCTGGTGTCTGGGCTGACTATCGCCTTGTTTTTGTAGTCCATGACGGGTAGCCACATGAGCCGCTCCAGCTCACCTATCGTCACCTTGCACCAGACAGTACAGCGGTCTTCTCTATCCCATTCCTCGGTAAGAAAGTCGTAGGTGGCCTCTGGGTAATGCTCCATCAGGATGCCCCACGCCCAAGCCCAAGATAGGTAGGTTAAGCCGTTTTTCTTTTCGGCTTTCTCAGAGCAGTCTATGGCGCTGAGTGTCTTCCACACACTGGCGTATGTGTGTTTTGTTTTAGAAGCGGTCATGCTCAATCTCCCCCTGAGAAACTTTTGTCCAGTATTCGGTGCAACGGCGCACCTTTAGGGCGTTTGCCAGCCAAACAGAATCCAGCTTTACGATGTCGTCCTCAAGGCAAAGATCGACGATTGCGTCCTCACCATGTTCTTTCCTTACGGTCAGGACGCTCCAGTAGGGGTGATTGGGGTAGTCACTCGGGTCTACACAATCGACGGGATAGTTAGCCGTAATGCTATGGCAAATCTGTCTAGCCTTAGTGTATGCCCCCTCTTCCTCACGGTCAGCTATTCGCAGAACAACACACTCCTTTATTGTTCCCGACACCATGAGAGTAAGTACCGCGATGTACTCTTGCGGCTCATCATGTGAGCCATGACTTTCTGTGCTCATTCGATACTCCTATCGTTTTGAGAATTTCACTGGGCGTTAGCTTGAAGAACAGTCCTGAGTTCATATCACCAACGTGCTTGTCGCTAATATAAAACCTGACGCTGTCTCCGCTAACGGTTATCTTTAGTTTGCGCGTGGTTATCTGATTCAATGCGACAACCTTGCGGTAGAACTCGGGGTCAGTCTGAATCATGACCATGCCTCGTTCTCGTACTGCTCACACCAGTCTGCAACCCTGCACCAGTTGTCATCGCACCTAATACAGCGCCCAACACGATGCTCCAGCTCCAGACCTTTTTGGTCTGCCATAAATTTCTCTGCCTCCTCTGTAGAGTTGAATACTCGCAATGCTCGCTTGTTGCCCTTCTTCTTGACAGCAAACGAGTCGTCCTTCTTCCACCGCTCCTCATCGGTGCAGTGGGGGATGTGACCGCCAGTCAGCCTTTCATACTCAGCGTGTTGGTGCAGTGCGACCCGCTCCTTGACGTAGGCGTTCCTCTCCTCCTTAGACCACAGGGGGATGGGGACTACCATCATCGGTGCGGCAGGATAGTTGGGGTCTTGCTTTGCCTTCGACCGTTGCCAGTCTCTGAGCACCGCTACTATTTGCAAGCCGCTCACCTCTCTACCAGCTTGCTCTGCAAGCCATGCGTAGCAGTTGAGTTGCTTGTCCCATTCTTTCTTGCCGTAGATTACAGACCACACAGAGGTGCATTTGTAATCAAGGATCGTGACTGTGCCGTCATCTTCCGACCTTTGTAAGTCGATTGCGCCACTGATTGTCCACCCGTCAATGTCTGCATAGAGCCGCTCTTCGACGGTGTGACCATCGGCGTGGTGCTCCTCAAACATCTTGTGAACTGACGTACCCAGTACGCTCCAGACCATATCGCTCACATCCTCGGTGATGTCGTCGTCATGCTCCTTGCGTAGTATTCGGACGCGAGGCGAGTCGATTAGCTGGGTGACTGAGCGGTTGCTGTGACCTCTGGTGTAGTCACTGTGCGTCAGCGCCTTGAATATCGGCTGGGGTAGATTGGTGACGTTGGTGTAGTTCATGCTACGCGAAAGACCCTCATGTCATCGCCATCTCGGATACAGCTAAAACGGGATGTCGTCCCACGTTGCCAGCGACTCACTCGCTGTCTCAACGCCCTGACTTCGACGGGATTGCTCGCGTCGATGGGTGCCACGAAGCTGTCGCCCGTCTCCATCATCTCTAATGGTAGATCGGGTATCTTCGTCCGCTTGGGAACGGGAATGTGCTTGTCGATCTGAATCTGCATTTGCAGTCTCCTGTAAGTTGAAAACGTAACGTCCCATCTTGCTCATGCTAAACTCCTGAATTACTGGGACAACGAATCATGCCGGAGACAGCGCAATATGTCAATCAATATGGTGATATTTGGTGAGCCATGCAGTAAAGCCAACAGCCGGAGACTTGTGAAGAGCAAGGCAGGCAGGCCACTCTTCATCAAGAGCAAGAAGGCGCTAGATTATGTGAAGTCATTTAGCCAGCAGTGCCGGTCTGTCGATCCACTGATCACTGAGGATGTCTCTGTCATCATCAGAATTTACTACGCCAGTCGCCGTCCCGACCTTGATGAGTCTCTCATACTGGACTGTATGCAGGGGCTGGTGTATAAGAATGACAGGCAAGTGAAAGAGAAGCACGTTATTTGGGGAGGCGTGGACAAAGAAAATCCACGGGCAGAAATTAGTGTCAGACACCTATAGGGTCATCTACAGCAAGGTCATCAATCAAGCCATCAAGGACTTGGTTTGCAACTACGCAGATGACCGTGATGCCGCCGCTAAGTATCTGAAATCCCCAGCTTTTACATCACATTGCCACACCGCTGGATACCCTTCCGGTTTACAGGATGCACTCGACGAGATGCTTCTTTTGAGCCTACCTGAGCAGAAAGTTGTCGCCCAGATGGTGATGGATGAGCTGACTGAGCTTGCGTAAAAAAAGCCCCTCTCTGGGAGGGGCGAAGCTCAAAAAAAGGAGTCATTCAATGAACCTAGTAACTTACTAGACCTAGTAACTTACCAAGGTTTAAAACTTAGGAAGATTCTAGTCTAGGAAATTACTAGGGGAAGTAAATAGCAGAAAAAAAGGAGGTAGTCAACAACATGAACAGCTTGGAAGAGTTTGTTCTGGGTCACAATCAAGACGCTAGAACACGTTGCCCCGATTGCTCGGACGCAAGAAAGAAGAAAAACATCAAGACTTTTTCCATCACCATAAAGCCAGAACACGCACTGTATCACTGTCACCACTGTGGCTTGTCAGGCTCGTTCCGGCGCAAAAAATTTTACGAGGCTCACATGAACGAACCGAAAAAGGTAGTCAAGCTACCCACCCAGCTCAACAACAACGTAGACCAGATCAAAGAATTTTTCGCAGGCAGGGGCGTCACTCTCGACAATCTCGACTCGCTCCCTGCCATGACGACCGGCACAAAGATGTTTAGGGGCGAGGAGAAGGCCGCTGTGGGCTTCGTGTACGGCCCCAGAGAGAACCCTACCGCTATCAAGTGGCGGAGTATCGACGGTAAGGGATTTACTTGTGACGGCGCTCCCAGAGCCTTCTACGGCATTGAGCAGATAGATGATGGCGAAGAAGAGCTGACCATTGTAGAGGGCGAGTGTGATGTGATTGCGCTGGCGTCTGTGGGGATCAAGGCGGTGTCATGCCCGAATGGCGCACCAATCAAGGTGTCGTCGCACCGTATCGACCCAGAGGAAGACAAAAAGTTCAACTTCATCTGGAACGAGCGCGAGCGGCTGGAGCATTGCAAGAAGATTGTGCTGGCGACAGATGCAGATGAGGCAGGCGAGGCACTGGCAGAAGAGATTGCCCGTCGAGTGGGTAGGGCCAAGTGCTGGCGGGTCAAGTTCCCTGACTCAGTGAAGGATGGCAATGACGCCGTCGAGAAGCTCGGCGCGGAGGAAACCAAGCGCCTGTTCGACAACCCCGAACCCGTACCACTGTCCGGCGTGTACTGCGCGTCAGACTATCTCGATGACGTAAAAAACATCTACGCGAATGGGCATGGACGGGGCGCTTCTACAGGCTTCGACAGCATTGACGAGCTGTTCACGATTGCAGAAGGTCAGTTGTCCATAGTAACTGGTATGCCCAGTAGCGGTAAGTCAGAGTTCATTGACCAGATCATGATCAACCTAGCCCAGCGCGATGGCTGGAAGTTTGCGGTCTGCTCGTTTGAGAACCCCCCTGCTATGCACATTGCCAAGCTCGCAGAGAAGATTACAGGCAAGCCATTTTACAGCGGCATCAAAGAGCGCATGAGCGAAGATGAGCTGAGTGAGGCGATGTCATTCATCGAAGACCACTTTATGTTCCTTGAGTCAAAGGACGGAAACCTCAGCACCATTGATTCAATCATCGACAGGACAAAACAGGCGATCATGCGCGGCGCTAACGGTCTGCTGATCGACCCCTACAACTACATCGAAAGCACTGGCGGCGAGGAGCATAGCAGTATCAGCCAGATGCTGACCCGCATCACCAGCTTCGCCAAGGCCCACTCCATCCATGTCTGGTTTGTGGCGCACCCTCAGAAGATGTACCCGAAAGAAGACGGCTCCTACTCCGTCCCCAAGGGCATGAACATCTCAGGCTCGGCGGCATGGTTCGCCAAGGCCGATCTCGGCATCACGGTTCATAGAGGCGAGGATGGCGTCGAGGTTCATTGCTGGAAGTCACGCTTCAAGTGGGTGGGCCAGCAGGGCATGGCATTGCTCGACTATGACATATCGACAGGCCAGTACAGCCAGAAGCAGATCGAAGCGCCAAGGACAAACCTGAGCAAGCTGAAGGGAAGGGGCTGGGATGACTTTGATGAGTTCTAAGAAGTACAGCGATCTCGGCTCTCCAGAGGTGCATCAGCGTCACGCCGTCATGATCGAAGGCGGCACTGTGCCTCGGGCAAGGGTCATGGATCAGACCCTGATCGACAGGTATCTGATCGACGGGTTGCTGACTTTGCAGGAACATCAGGCCGGAGAGTATCTGCTGAGTCAGGCGGCAAAGGCAGGCATCTTCACCAAGCCGCTCAGGTATGAGGCAGGAGCTGGTGAGGCTAACGCTGACTCAATGGCGTCAGAGTCCCTGATGCGGTACGGCAGGACGTTGGCCCTTGTCAGGAAGCGATACGGTCAGGAGCATCAGCGGCTTGTCGAGGATGTGGTGATCGACGGACTGGATGTGTCTCGGGACAAGCGATTGTTGGTGATGCTGAAGGAGGCGCTCGGCTTGATCTCAGACCGGCGTATGGCGGGAGGCAGGAACCCAATGAGGCATCTGAAAAAGAACTGACATGGGCGGCATGGACAACAAGACCAGTGTGGGTTTTGCCAAGGACAAGCGGCTAGGCGCTCACCGCGCTAGATCATTCTACAAAGGGTGCTATGACGAGTTTCTCAGCGACCCGTCAGCGCAGTATTTGATGACGTTCTCGGAGTACAAGCGGAAGTGGGCTAAGGCCAAGAGGGAGGCTCAGAAATGCAGTGCAGTTGTGGAGGGCAAACGGAGGAAAGGCAGGAGGTCAAGAAGAAAGAAGTCGTCACAAAGTACGTGAGATGTGAGGCTTGCGGAAGGGTTCATGTCTACTGGAGGAAGGATGCGGTGGATGACAATCGCGCTTTCATGAAGATGAAGGGGGAACGCGAAAAGTCTGACGATGCCACCGCACACCGTTAGGAGTCATCCCCCCAAATCCAGTTTACGCTTCTTGCGTGAACCTCGGCAACGACAGGAAGTCGTGCATCAACAAGTCGAGGTACTCAGAATCCGCGAGTTCGTTGTAAACAAACCTGACTCGCGCCTCCCTACCATCATTGTGATCAATGGAAAATGTGATCGGGAACAGCGTATCCGGCGACACATCATCAAAAAAACTAGGCTCAAGCGACCTGTTTAGGTTAAGGCTGATTGCCTTGTCGTTCAGTTTCTTGAGCGTGGGGTAATCGAAATAAGGGTAACTATTCATTGTTTGATCCTTTTTTGAGTGCCGCAGGACACCGCACTATTTCTAGCACGATGCCCTTGGCAGTTCGTAATGGCTTGACGCTGAGATCAGACATGATTGCCATGTCCTCACCCAGCATCTCAGCCGTTTGCATAGCCGCTTCCACGGCTATCTGTGCGTCATCAGAGTTTATGACAACAGCGCCAGCAGAACGATCAGGAAGGTGCTGAACGAGCAGACCGCACTGGTCAACCCGCCGACCATTGCCAGCCAGATGCGGTTGTCATCCGCAACAGACTTGATCTCTGCCTTTGGTGGCGTCTGCCTTTCAGGCTTGGGCTTGACTGGCGGCGGCTTAACCGTAGGCTCGGGGTAGTTAATCCTTGGCCTTCTTCTGCCTCCTCGGTTCTGTCTATAGGCTGACAGAACTTCGTCGTTCCCATAGATTTTATTCATCACCGCAGACGTAGTCCGGCCTTGCATCTGAGCGGCAATTTCGTCCGGCTTCATCCCCTGTTGGATCAGAGAGATGAGCAACACACTCTCTCTTTCTGTCCATCGTTTCCATCCATTTTTCATGATACTACTCCTAGCAATTCACGTTGCTTTTGAAACGGGGCCAGACACCTGACCCCACCATTTCGCAGTAGTGGCGAGTCTCAGCAATCTCTCGCTGATAGTCGTCCTCTCCCACGATCCCTAGTGCTACCAACAAAACCACAACAAACAGTAAACCTCTCATGCCTTGTTCCTCTTGTTGACTAGCTCATACTCATGAATGATTGTCCCAAGGGACGCATCACCCACCCATTGCTCAGGTATCCACCGCGTTGAGACTGTGCCATCCCGATGAACATATCGCCGCCAGTGTCCACGCCGAACATGACGGCGCTTCTTAGCCCCTGAGCCGCTAAACAGCTTCTCGTATTGCACCGTGCCGCGAGGTTTGGGCAGATCAATCTCGACCACCCTGAGTTCGTTGCGCGGTACAACCTGACCATAAGCTATGCGCTTTGCACTGCTTGGCTCCTGATCTCGCGCAATGACAGTGTGCGAGTAGTTGAGTAATGCAAGTATTGAGATCACCCATCTTATCTCGCCGTGCCATCCAGCGAGGGCGTCTCTGGTAGCATCCCTGAATGCTTTATCCATTCGCTCATCAATGCTTTCCCAAGCGTGATATGAATCAAACACATCTTTAAGAACGCATATCTTTCCAACCTCCTCGGTTGGCACCATTGCAACTTGCTTGTACAGGCGCTCCAAAGCAGGGCTATGCGGCCTTGGTGGCGTCTCTCCAAGGCGTCCTCCGGCATAGGTTGTACCCAGCAAAAGCGGACCTTGGTTGGATTGATTTTCAATCGCCGCGTCAACTGCTTTGCCAAGACCCAAGGAGTGTGCGGTTGAGACTATCCCCGCCGTGTTGAGGGTTTCGTGCAAGTTCTCCCAGTCGAAGTCAGCGCCAGTGGTGAACCGCAGTGCGTAAGGCGACAAGCCCACCTTGCCCTCAGCGCCTTTACCGTTGGCGTTTTCGTTCGCCAAGAAGTACAGGTCAACCAAGTACCCGCCATCATTACCATTCGGGTCAGCGTATATGTGCATACCGATTGACTCTGGCGGCTGACGATTAAAAGAGAGGTCATTAGTGACCTGACTCCATCGGGCTTGCCGTGTTGGTTCATTCCACTCAATCCACATATTGTCAAACGCTGGGATAGCGGCACTCATCATGTTGAGCATTGTCTGTGGCTTGGCGTCAAAAACCTCACAAGCATGGCCCATCAGGCTGTCGCAGACATAAAACTTCTGTGCGCCCAAAAGGCTCACGCGGGTTTTCTTAGCCGCAGTCTCTACCTGTTTCCGCTTGATGTTCTTGTGGCGGAAGGAGGGGTCAAGGAAACCCCTCCTTGGGTTTTGAGTGGCGGCAATAACTAGATTGAATAAGTCAGTCATATATCCAGCCCTCGTTGTAGTCGTTGATGTAGCACCCGCCAGTCACGACCAGCCCGTCTCGCAGGATGTCAGCCTCGCCTTCTGACATGACAACGTCAGCGTCAAACCCCAGCTTGCTGGCGGCTTCCCGCATGGCGCTCTCTGATCGGAGCACCGTGTCAGGCACCTTACCCACTTGCCAAACTGTGAAAGTAGGCTCCGGCATATCATCAGCCTCGGGGCAGTTGGGGGAGCAGTCGAGCCTGCCGCATTCAATGCAAAACTTTTTCATCATGTCAGAACCTCCCTTGTAGCCATAGACTCTCATGACTCACCTCCATAATTCATTGACACAAAGCCATTGTTTTCGATTGCATCGTAATAGCAGTAAGTGTCGCTGAGGTGACCCTTGGCCTCGTCCCAAGTCTTCACCGTTCTGACAAACAGCCCAGTGACGTTGTTGTACAGGTCAAAGGTTCCGTCTGACATCTTCTCAGCCGCCGCAAAGCGGTTGCTGTATTCTTTAATAAGCGTTCTCATGACTCACCCCCATACATAGTCCACTTTAGTTCCGCCTTAAGTTGCTTGGCGGCGATTAGGCGTTCAAGGGTTTCTACCTTCGATTCAAGGTCTTCAACTGAGTGCTCTGAGATACTAGAAGCGACATCTGCTAGATGCTCCTCCATGTGATCTATAGCCACTTGAATCACGTTAAGTTGAAGGGGCGTCAGCCCCGTGAATGACATACTCATGATCTCCTCCTAAAGAGATTGGAAGGGCGAGCGGGGATCGAACCCGCCTATCTGGATTTGCAGTCCAGTGCATAACCACTCTGCCACCGCCCTGTTGGATGGCCCCATGAGGGGCAGGTTAATTGAAGTGTTGATGTTACCCGTCACAGAAGTCTAGGTCAAACGAGTAGTACGGTTCTGCAAGACCCCAAGGCCCACTGATGAGGCGACCTATTGACCACTCGTATGGGCCGCACTCCCAGCTCACCTTCCAAGCCCCGCTGTCCTGCTCGCGGATGAAGACCTCATAGCTGGGGTCTTGATCAAACAGCTTGCAGTCCTTGCACAGCGCCTCGTAGGCGGCGTGTGCCGCCTCCTTGGGGGTCTTGTACTGGGTGAAGTCCACCTTGTCCAAGTTGGTCAGGGTGCTCATTGCTTCGTTGTATAGGCTCGCCAGTGCGGCCTCAAAGTCATTGCTCATAACGCGACTCCAGTTCGTCGATTTTGTCCCAGAAGTGAATAAAGCTGACGATTATCATCTTCTGGGCATCAGACATTGCGTCTCCATGCTCCATGATCAACTCGTCAGCACTCATGCTGTCCATGCCCTGAAAATGCTTACGAAGCAAATCCTCGTAAACCTTAGAGAGCTGGGCCAGCAAATCTATTGAGCGGAGGACATCACTTTCCTTCATGAATACCTCGTCGCCGTACAGCTCGGCCTCATCGCTCATGATTAGTTCCCTCCCATTTCAGGATCAACAATGCTGGCAACCAGCAGAACAAAGGACAGCAGAAGCAAGCCTGTCCCAGCGAGTACAGTGTCGGGGTCTGGCTGGGTGATGCCGTGAAGCATCAACCCAGAACCAGCGACTACATAAAGAATTGAAAGCATTGCGAACTTCATGATGCATCCTCCCCGATTACAACGCCGATCTCGTCGGCGGTGAAAGTGCGACCGTCCCAGCTTTCGACCCTTGGCTCGTATTCCCAGTTGTTCATCGCCCAGACGCTATCAGCGCCATCAATGCCGCCGGTAAGGGCAAACTTGACAGCACCCATGTATAGCCCGTCCTTCACAGCATCGCTTATACCCTGCCGTGTGAGCGGTACATTAAACACGGGGTCTATGAGCTGTCCGTCCTTGTCCAGACACGCCAGCTCTACGCCTCGACTGCGAGTTACCCTCCATAGTAACTTCGCGTACTTAATTGCCTCGGCGCGATTCTGTTTTGCTTCTTCCACTAAATTCCTAATCATGATGTGGCCTCCTGATTGGCTTCCTTGAGTGCGGCCTTCGCCGCCTTGAATTGCTCGGTGACTTCCCACGGTAACCCGT